GCTTGATCCATTAGTTTTCTCCTTTGTTCAAGCTCCCGATGAGTGCAGCGACTTTCGCCGCGCCCAATGCAATCTCGAAGTGCATTTCATCTTTTCGAGTCCAGTCACCGCCCCAAGTCATTCCCCATTTCTTAGCCAATGCACGAATCATTGAAACCTTCTCCGATGGAAATGTGCCAACTTTGCCAAGTGGATGCTGAGTAGCATTTAGATCAACGGCCGTTCCAGATGCGTGATTAGATAGCTTCCCCGGAACATTTCTGACGTCACGAAATGCAAATCCCCAGTCATCTAATGCGCCTTCATCAATCGGCTCAATCAGCTCATGAAATTCTTTGCAGAATCCAGCAATCAATGGAGCAACGGCCTTTGCACATCGCACCTTGAGCTTTGTCCCCTCGATGGGAATGCTAACGATGCCAATTTCTGCCTGATCCTTCGATGCTGGCCAGCCGTTGTAACTTGTCAGCATGAATCTTTATGCGTTGGTATAGGTGACGCTAACTTCACCGCCGTTGGCCATAAGGTTATATGGTTGTAATTCGACCCAGCCTTCATTGCATCCCGAGAATCCAACGCCGTTGGCTTCGCCGTTCATACAGATTAGATTGCTGGTAGACCAGCCATCATCTGCCCCGGATCCACCGGCTGACCACGCGACTGATCCTTGAAGAATGCAGATGCCATCTTGATACCAGCGCATTGCGCAAGTTATGTTTGTGTCGTCCGGTGTGAATCCTAGACTGGTGCTCGCACCTGATACTGCTCCAGCTTGTGCGCCATTAGATGCTTGGACGCGTAGATCGTACTTTGTCTTATTATGAATGTTGAACTGTACTGGGCCCATTTTATTCTCCTTTTAACTTAGTAGTAGTTTGGCTTCATTGGCAGTAATGCCAAGTTTGGCTAATAAAGCTGCTTTGTCAGCTTCACGGATTGCATTATCATCTATGGCAATATGGGCAGTGATAGCGGCTTCTAATTCTGCCTCTGAGACATTTGAGTTTTCTGATGCCAATATAAGTTTTTTCTTGTCATTGTTAAAATCCGCAATCAGACCTTTGCCACCTAATTCAGCGTCTAATTGTTCAAGGTTTATTTTCTTTGATGTGATTGCCATTTTATGACCCCAAATCTATAACTGTGATAAAGCGATTGCCAAATTGACCCGTTCCGCCAGCTTGTCTATATTTACAAGTAAAAGTATTTGACCCTGCAGTAAGTCCAGTGATTGTTATTCCTCTACTGCTTGCATATTGATTATTACCGACACCAGGTGCAGTCATCATTAAACAGGTGTCATCTGTGGCAGCTCTAGTTGTTGCGCCGCTTACCGCAAAATCCATTAAGGCTGTAACTGCAGCGGCATTGCCGTTTTCATTAGCACCAAAAATAACCAATGCCTTTGTGCCTGTTGTTACAGTGCAGGCTGGCCCACTTGTTGCTAAATCGACATAACTTGTTGAGGTAGTCGTCTGAAATGTTAATACGGAGGCGTTGCCGCTTGTTGGTGCTGCACTTGCGGGCGTCTGCCAAGTTGGTAAACCGCCTGAAACTGTCAAGACTTGCGATGTTGATCCAATGCCTCTGCGTGCTAACGCTCCCGAGCCTGTTCCATAAAGCAAATCGCCATTTGTTGTCAATGTGCTAATTGTCGGAGTTGTAAGAGCTGGTGATGTGAGAGTTTTATTTGTAAGAGTTTCAGAACCAGTCAGCGTTGCCGCTCCGGTAATCGTATTAGTCGCGGTATCGATTGTTTTATTTGTCAAAGTCTGCGCTGTTGTCTTATCAACTGTGACGGCTGTGTCGATTGCTACTGTTGGTACTGGGCCAGTTGGTGATGTGACTGATATACCTGTTCCAGCTGTAATCCCGGTGATGTCACCTTGATCATTTGCAATCCATGTAAAATCCATGTCGGTAGCAGATGCCTTAGACAAGATGTAACCACTTGAGCCGCCTAATAGATCAGCCATTGATGTGGCAACAGCTTGACCAAAGACTTCAAAATCTGCCGGCAAATCTGTGACCAAATCTGTGGCTGTCGGCATTTGCCACGAAAATGGGGTTGTCGGGTTGCTCATATTTTCTCCTTATGCCACGACTAAGGCGTGTTCCCAGTCAAGTGTATTCAATATCGATGTCCAAATCTCCGACACGCTCACATCTTCCCACTTCATGGCTTGGAGCGAGTATGCAATTGGCGAAAGATTGAGAGAAAGACTGATTTGATTGTAGGCAGCTTGAAACGTCCAGCCTTCGACAAAGCCCAGATAATTACCGGCCGACATGTTAAGCGGCATATTTGAGATGGATACGGGCATCCCCATGAACACATTGATTAGCGAGTCTCGATCCCCGTCATCAATCTCTGGGTTAGTAAGCTGATATGTAATTTGGTTTAAGTTATATTGTGGGAATGCTCGCAGGCTCAGATAGAAGTCGGCTTGATCTTGGGCGTCGGCTTGGTGCTTAATTGTCGTGGTGAAGATTTGAGCAAGTTGCCCGTAAAGTGTGACCGATGCAGGATCATCTGCACTGACTTCGGCCGTTGAATTTTGATCATATTTGAGAGTGATGGTGTTGCGAACATCGCCCGTTCGAGATTGAATGGTGAGTCCAGAGCCTTGAGCATTATTAGCACTTAAATCGGTATAGCCGTATGTGGCCAAATAGATTGATCGGTGTAAAGAATCAGCGTATGAGATTTGGCCTTGTGCATTTTCATAAATATATCCAAGACCACTAGTGGCTAGTGCTGCCACCAGTGAATACATATCGGTACGATCCGACGAGCGTTGTGCCAGCTCATAATTGCCCGGCGTATCAATTTCACCCAATCCGGTATTTTCGGCATCTTGCCATTGAGTCGTCGGTTCATAGGTGTTCCATTGGAGCGCGGCCGGTACTTCATTCCATTGGTTTAGAAGCAAATCGGTCAGAATGGTCAAAATCTGATTCCCATCAAAGTCTTGCGACAAGACGCCATCGGTCAAAGCCTTTGGCAATCTAGCCAATGCACCTAGTGCAATGATTTTGATTCGCTGGGCGTAGGCGACATTTCCAAGCTCTGCTACTGAGATTCCAACTTGCACGACTGAGCCGCCAAAGATGGGAATAAATGTGGCCGTTGAATCTTCAAGCTCAATGCTGAGTGCATCATTGATCTCAATGAGAACATTGGATTGATCTAGATTGATAAGCTCGATGTTGATGTATCCGGCTTGGGCTTGCTCATAGATATTAGTTCGCCCAGATGTGATTGTCAGATTGGAGAGAATGGACGTCTGATATTCGACGCCGCCGATTGTTACTCTCCAGACTGGATTGAAGATGCTCATGCTAGTTGGAGATTTGTTGCGCCGCCGGTGCCGCGAAAGAATGAGTCATTCTGAAGATTGTTCATTGCTCGCACGACCGCTTCTGAATCGGTGGGTGTGTTAAATATGTTATTGATGACAACTGGGCTCGAAGCTGTGGCCAATTCCGCGCGGCGTACTGCAGCCGATTGACTCAATGCTGAGTCGAATGTAGGTATGTTCATTGCTGCGATTCCAGCGTTGCGCTGGGCGTAATCGGACGCATTTACAGTTCCGCCACTTTTACCCAATCCCAATCCTGCAAATGGGTCATTGGATTTAACAGCGGCAGTTGCCGCGGCTGCACCTGCCTTTGCACCAGCTGTGACTGCTCCTGCCACCGCGGCTGCAACTGTCCCACCAGTTGCGCCACTAGATCCCGTAGTGCGAGCGCTGGATGTGCCGCTGATGGCTCCCGGTGTTCCACTGCTTGCAAATGTCTCAGTCGTATCACTTCTATTGGCCAAAGCGTTGCCAGTTGCTAAGACACCGGCGGCAAGTGCTACGGCTCCTACACCTAGCAATGGATTGAGTGCAAATGCTGACGCAATGCCAGCGACGATGGCCGATGCTTTAAGTAAGTTATAGGCGACAATCAAGCTCTTAATCAGAGCAATGGTGGCAGCAACGCCGGCAGCAATTTTGGAGACAACAAATATCGTTGCGATGACGGCAGCTGTGGCAATAATTTCATCTTTGAGATCGACGACTGTGTTGATAACATTTCGAACGTTCTTGCCCCATTGGATTGCTGTGATTTGAGTTTCAGTTAATCCATCTTCTAATCCATTTGTTCCCGTAAGACCAGAGACAAATGATTCAATCGCTGGCACTGCGCTTACAATGAGAAAGTCTGCCAATTGTTTAACAACCGGCAAGAGAGCTGCACCAATTGCCTCTTTTGATTCATTGACTGCAATGGTGATTTGTCCAAACTTGAATGCAGCTGTCTCTGATTGATTTTCAATAAATCCATCAAATGTGGCATTGAGTAGTTTTTGGACTTCATCAAAGCTCGATGTCTTAAGTGTTGCCTTGTCGATGCCAGTGCCTAATTTGCCAAGTGATGTATTGGATCCTTCATAGGCTTTTCCGAGAGCGTTTGTAACTGTCTCCAATGGCAAAGATTTCGCCGCTGCAATTTCTTGCGCCAATGACAATAATTCTTGAGCCTTTGTCACATCTTTGGTTGCTAAAATCAACCTAGATAACGCCGGGCGAATAACGTCATCGGTGGTATTGGTGGCAATAGATTGCCTTGTTATGTACTTATCAATTCCAGCAATCTGATCGGCTGTGGCTCTTGTTGTGTTGCGAATCGTATCTTCAAGTTTTTTCTGACCGACTTCATCTTCTGCCGCGGCCTTGACCGACGCTAAAGCGAATGCACCGATTGCAGCACCAGCGGCGGCAAATGCTAGACCGGCCTTCTTTCCAAAGTCCATAAACTGATCGCCAATTGATTCAGTGTCTTTGCTCGCTACCTTGATTCCCTTGGTGAATTCGGCAACGTCTGCCAATAAGGAGAGCTTGAGTGTTCTCGATCCAGCGGCAGCCATTTACCAGACCTTTACAATCGCTGAGAATGATTCTTGCCACTGGGCGATGATGTGTGGCTGCTCAGCTTT